AGGTCAAAAAGACCCTGTGTCAGAAGAAAATACTAGACTATGGAATACTGGTTTAGATAGTGATAAAGAAATTGCTAGAAAGAGAAAAAGAAAATTATCTTACTATGCAAATATTCTTGTTATAAGTGACCCTAAAAATCCACAAAACGAAGGTAAAGTTGCCTTATTCAAATTTGGTAAAAAGATATTTGATAAGATTACAGAAGCAATGCAACCTGCGTTTGAAGATGAAAAACCTATGAACCCATTTGATTTTTGGAAAGGTGCAAACTTTAAACTAAAGATCAGAAAAGTTGATGGTTATTGGAACTATGACAAATCTGAATTTGAAGGTGTGTCCCAAGTAAAGGAAAGTGATGATGAAATCAAAACTACCTGGAAACAACAACACCCTTTAAAACCATTTCTAGCACCCGATAATTTTAAAGCCTATGACGAACTCAAAGAGAAACTGAATAGGACGATTACAGGTGTAAGAAGCACAACGACTGCTGATAAGGTAGACCTCCCATCTCAATCAGCACCAAGTGTGAAAAGTACAGAAGCTACTTCTCCTGCTGCTAGTGAAGACGATACATTGTCTTATTTTAGTAAATTAGCAGAGGAAGAGTAAATCTCTCTCAAGCTTCAGTAAACTTTAAGGGTGTCGTAGAAATACGGCACTCTTTTTTCGTATAAATATAGACATGGCAATATCCATTTTAGACCCACTAAAAGATAAACAAGGTGGCATTCGTAAGAGTGCTAATTGGTATAGAAATAATGTACAATCTATAGCTGATAGAATTACTGCTAGAAAGTTAATGAATAGTGGTAAATTAAATGGTATTCCTAGTAGAGGAAGATTAAATATGTTCTTTTATGACCCTAAATATAAGAAGACATTACCACTATATGATACATTTCCACTTGTACTACCAATAGAACAAATACCAGGTGGCTTTATGGGATTAAACTTTCACTATTTAAGACCCTTACAAAGATTGAGTTTATTACAAAATCTACAAAGATTTGCGACTGGTGGTATGAATAAGAATACTAGAATAGATGCTACCTATGATGGTATTAAAAATGTAGGTATTGCTAAAAAGACGATTAAAAAATATCTATATAGTCATGTTAGGTCAAGTTTTTTAAGAATTGATTTTGATGAGGCAGCATTGGCAGTATATCTACCAGTGCAACAGTTTAAAAAAGGAAGACCATATTAATGAAAACAATTAAAAGAATTATAGCAAAAATATTTGGCATAAAACAATGCCAATGTAAGGATAAGTAATGGCGATACTCAGAGGTGGGAAGCGAATTGGTGGATACGACATTAGGATAGGGCTGCCCAGAGATAGGTCACTTGATAATGTCAATCAGGATCCAAGATTAAGACAGCAAGCTGGTGGTAATCCTGAAACTACAATGGGTAGATTTCAAGCTTATGTAAATGAGGCTGAAGGATTTGCTCGTAAGGCTAGATTTTATACAGAATTTTTTATGCCAAAAGGTTTAGATTTTGGTGGAGGTATTGGTGGTGAAGATACTGCAGTTGATGTAAAAGGAACAGGAGAAGGTATTGAATCTTTCAAACTTTCAGAAGAACTAAACGCTGTTCATACAGCAAACGGTAAAAGAGTTAGAGCATTTTGTTCAGAAATACAGATGCCCGAAAGAAATGTCACAACAAAATCTGTCAAGCATGGAAACTCTCCTGCAAGAAAGCATGTGATTGACTTTGACTCACCTGATATTACAGCAACATTTTATTTGGACAAGTTTTTAAGAGAGCGTAGTTATTTTGAACTATGGCAACAATCAGCATTTAGTTTAAAATCATTTAATCACAACTACTATGATAATTATGTATCTGATATGAATATATTTCAGTTAGGTCAATTTGCTAGTAGGCAAGAGCGTGATGACATAACATACGGAGTAAAATTATTTGACTGTTATCCTAAAGTTATAGGTGCAGTTGATTACTCATATGCAGACAATACAATACAAACTTTCCAAGTGACATTTACATATAGATATTGGGTTAATTACTTTATAGATAGAGCTGGTAATATAGAACTAGGAAGTTCAGAATTTGGATCACCAGAAGTAAAATCAGCAGGTGGAGTATTTGGTGGACTATTAGGTAGACTACCACCTGAATTAAGAAGAGCTGGGCGTGATGTTCTTAATAATTTAAGAAGAAGAGCGCCAATTGGTAGAATAACTGGAGGAAGAGTATTCCCACCATTTAAAATTCCACCATTAAACTTATAATAAAAGGAGAAATATAATATGGCATTACCAAAAGTTGAAACACCAACTTATGAATTGACATTACCATCAATAGATAAAAAAGTCAAGTACAGACCATTTTTAGTAAAAGAAGAAAAAATACTATTGATGGCTTTAGAATCACAAAAAGAAAGTGAAGTATATGATGCAACAAAACAAATTGTTGACTCATGCACTTTCAATGAATTAACTGTAGAAGAATTACCTATGTTTGATTTAGAGTTTTTATTTTTAAACATAAGAGCTAAATCAGTAGGTGAAATATCAAAGTTTAAAGTGTTATGTCCAGACGACAAAAAAACATATGCTGATGTTGAATTAGATTTAACAAAAGTAGAAGTACAAGTTGATGACGAACACACAAACAAAATTATAGTTGACGAAAAAAGACAATTAGGAGTAGTGTTAAAATATCCAACGATGCAAGTATTAAAGTCAGGCACAAATATAGATAACGCAAATATGGACACAGTATTTAATATGCTGGCCACTTGTGTAGATTATATATTTGAGGGCGATAAGATTTATCCATCAAAAGATAGTACAAAAGAAGAAATAAAAGAATTTTTTGAAAGTTTATCACAAGAAAGTTTTGCTAAAGTTAAAAAGTTTTTTGACACAATGCCTAGAGTTAGACATGAATTTGATGTGACTAATCCTAAAACAAATGTGAAAAGTAAAGTCACATTAACTGGATTAAACGATTTTTTCGAATCGGCCTCGCCCATAATAGCCTAGAGGCCTATTTTGAAATTACATTTGCGTTATTACATCATCATAAATATTCATTGACTGAAGTTGAGAATATGATGCCTTGGGAAAGGGACATATATGTTCAAATGGTCATACAGTTTATTAAAGACGAAAACGAGAGAAGAAAACGAGAGGCACAAAAGTAATGGAAGAAGATATTAAGATAAAAGAACCAAATATTAAGATAGCAGAACCAAAACAAAGAATTATGGTTGATTTAGAGGTGGATACTTCTATCAAAGATTTAGGTATTAATCCATATGCTAAATTAATTCATATGGCAAGAGCTATTGACGCTTGGAGAATATTTCCGAGATTGTTCTTAACTGTTTATATTATTTTATTATACAAATGCGTAATATGGTATATGGACTTATCTGCGCCCACAATGGAACAATCTGGTTTAATATCAATTGTTGTAGGTGCTGGTGCCGCATGGTTTGGTCTATACACAGGAAGTAGTAAGAGTAAAAAATAATGGCAATAAAAGAATCAGATATAAAAAAACTATTTAAAACTATTATGCAGGACACAATGAAAACTGTGTCTGCTGGTAGAAAGACTGTTATTGCTCCAACGCAAGTTAGAAACATTGCGAAAGAGATTATATCTGAGGCTGAAAGTGGTAGTATAGAAAAATTTGAAAGAGCTTTAAATAAAACAGAATCTATCATAGCACAATTAGGTGTTAATATCGGTGATTTCAATAAAGGTTTAGGTAAGAGAATAGAAGAACTACGAACTCAAAGAGATACATCTGCTAAAGAAGTAGAACAGCTAAGAGCAAGTAATATTATTGCTGAAACCAAATCAGTAAAAGATGGTAAAGAATATAGAATAGAAACTAATATACTAACCAACCAAGAAATTAATGCACGAAAAGAGTTATTAGAAGTCAATACAAAAAGAGTTGATGAACTAGAAAAGAAAATTATAAAAAAACGAGAAAAAATACTTGAAGGTGATGAAGTCACACAAGACCAAAAAGAAAAAATATTAGCTGATGAACAAAAACTTGCTGATTTTAGATTTAAATTAGAAAAAGAAGACCAAACACTTAATCCTTTAAAACAAGACGAGGGTGAAAGAGGACCTAATTCACAATTTTATGAAGAACTAAAAGCACCATTTGTTGCTGTAGGTGATGCATTTATGTCATTAAAAGATATAGGTATGGACGTTGTTGGAGTATTTAAATTTCTTACAACAGGTGGATTTATGAAAGGTCTTAAATCTATGAAAAAAGGAATAATGAGNATAGGTAAATTCTTCATGTCAACTAAAGTATTAATAGGTCTTGCGATTGCTGGTGT